TGCGCGACGGTTGCGGCGTTGCTCGATCACCGGATCCGCTGATTGCGTGGCGCAGCTGCGCGACGGTTGCACCAGCTGGCGCGGATTTACTGCGCGTAAAACGGCGCAAAATTAATTGCAGGCCTGCATTAAATTAGATCCGCGCAATTAATTAATTGCACCGGCTGCGCGGTTCGCGGCCCGTTTTTCTTGGCAGGGGCCCCTGCCTATCGGGTCAAATTGCGCAGTTTTCGCGCCAGATTCCGCGGTTTTTGCGCCGCGCACAGGGGTTTTCGCCACGGGTGCATGGGCCATGTTTTTGACAAATAATCATGTAGAAAATACATTTGGTTTGCGTTAAGTTACATAAAATCGCATAGGGGCCCCCGATGAATGCAACCGTAGGTTCAGTCGAAGATAAAGTGTTAAAGTTGCAGTTGCGTTTAGCGCAATTGGAGAAGAACGAGTTAGCGCAAAATAGTTTTCTACATTTTGTACATGCTATGTGGCCAGAGTTTATATCTGGTAGGCACCATAAAATTATCGCGGAGAAGCTTCAGCGGGTCGCGAGCGGCGATCTAAAGCGCTTGATTATTAACATGGCTCCGCGGCACACGAAGAGTGAGTTTGCGTCATTTTTGTTCCCTGCTTGGATGATGGGTCAGAACCCGCGGATGAAGATTATTCAGGCGACGCATACGACGGAGTTGGCTGTTGGTTTTGGTCGAAAGACGAAGAATCTTTTGGACACGGATGAGTACAAGGAGATTTTTCCTGATGTGAAGTTGGCAGCGGATAGTAAGGCATCTGGTCGGTGGGACACGAGCCGTGGCGGGATGTATTATGCTGTTGGTGTTGGGAGTAACTTGGCGGGTCGTGGTGGTGATTTGGTGATTATTGATGATCCACATTCTGAGCAGACGGCTATGAGTAATAGTGGTTTTGATGATGCATGGGATTGGTATACTGGGGGCCCTCGTCAGCGTTTACAGCCGGGAGGTAGTATAGTTTTGGTTCAGACTCGTTGGTCTGAGAAGGATATGACGGGTCAGTTATTGCGGGCTATGGCCAAGGATCCTTTGGCGGATCAGTGGGAGGTTGTTGAGTTACCTGCGATATTTGATGATGGTAAGCCGTGTTGGCCTGAGTACTGGAGTTTGGAGGATTTAACGGCGGTTAAGGCATCTATTCCGCCTAGTAAGTGGAATGCTCAGTATCAGCAGAAGCCGACTGGTGAGGAGAATGCGATTATACCGCGGGAGTGGTGGCGTGTTTGGGAGGGTGAGAAAATTCCTCACTTGCAGTATGTGATACAGAGTTATGATACTGCGTTTACGAAGCGTGAGCGGTCTGATTTCAGTGCGATAACGACATGGGGTGTGTTTTATCCGGAGGAGGGTGGTCCGCCTAATTTGATATTGTTGGATGCGAAGAAGGGTCGGTATGATTTTCCTGAGTTGAAGGCATTGGCGTTTGAGGAGTATGAGTATTGGGATCCTGACACGGTGATTATTGAGGCGAAGGCGAGTGGTTTGCCTTTGACGCATGAGATGCGGCAGACTGGTATACCTGTTGTAAATTTCACGCCTAGTAAGGGGAATGACAAGGTAAGTCGTGTATACGCGGTTAGTCCGTTGTTTGAGGCTGGTATGGTTTGGGCTCCTGACAAGAGTTGGGCGGAGGAGTTAATTGAGGAGGTTGCGGCGTTTCCGGAGGGGGAGTATGACGATTTGGTAGATAGCATGACGCAGGCGTTAATGCGGTATCGTCAGGGGAACTTTATTCAGTTACCAACAGATGATTGGCAAGATGTAGAAAAGTCTGCTATGGTTAGGGCGTATTACTAGGAGAGTCGGATGGCGCGGGCACCTATTGGCGGTTTGATGGACACGAATGTTCCGTCTCAGTTGGACGAGGCGGATCTGAGTGCTGAGTTAGAGTTAGAGATACCGGATTCCCAAGAGACTCCTTTGATGCTTGATAGCGGTGAGGAGATTGAGATTGTTGAGGAGGATGACGGTAGTGTTCTTGTAGATTTTGATCCTTCTGAGGACATGGCGGATGTTGGGTTTGATGAGAACTTGGCGGAGGTTATGGATGATCGTGAATTGGGAGCGATTTCTTCTGAATTGATGGGAGAGTTTGACGCGAACAAGGCCAGTCGTCAGGAGTGGGAGGATGCGTATACGGAGGGGTTAGAGCTTTTGGGCTTTAACTATGAGGAGCGGACGCAGCCGTTTCGTGGAGCCTCTGGTGTGACTCATCCGTTATTGGCGGAGGCTGCGACGCAGTTTCAGGCGCAGGCGTTTAACGAGTTATTGCCCTCTTCTGGTCCTGTTCGGACAGCTATTATGGGTGATGAGACTCGTGAGAAGCAGGATCAGGCGTCACGTGTTCGAGGGTTTATGAACTATTACATTACGAATGTGATGGATGATTACACGCCTGACATGGATCAGATGTTGTTTTATTTACCGTTAGCGGGGAGTACGTTTAAGAAGGTTTATTACGATGAGGTGATGGGCCGTGCGGTAAGTAAGTTTGTCCCTGCGGAACAGTTGGTTGTGCCGTATGAGACTTCTGATTTGGATACGTGTTCTAATATTGCGCATGTTATTCGGATGAATTTGAATGATTTACGCAAGCAACAGTTGGCGGGTATTTACCGTGATATACCGATTATACCGCAACAGACTGATGCGAGTGAGGTACAGGGTGAGTTGGATCGTATTACGGGATTTGAGCCCGGAAGTATTGATTATGACTGTACTTTGTTGGAGTTCCACGCTGATTTGGACCTTGAGGGGTTTGAAGATGTGGACGATGAGGGGGAGCCTACGGGCATTAAGATCCCTTATATTGTGACGATTTCGCAGGATAATGGGCAGATTTTGTCTATTCGGCGTAATTATCGCGAGGATGATGAGTTAAAGCGTAAGATACAATATTTTGTACATTACAAGTTTTTACCGGGCTTTGGTTTTTATGGGTTGGGGTTGATCCATACGATTGGTGGTTTGTCACGAACTGCCACAGCGGCGCTGCGACAGTTGATCGACGCTGGTACGTTGTCCAATCTCCCAGCGGGTTTCAAGGCCCGCGGACTACGGATCAGGGACGACGATGATCCGTTGCAGCCGGGTGAGTTCAGAGATGTGGACGCACCGGGAGGGGCTATTCGTGACAGCCTGATGCCGCTGCCATTTAAGGGTCCGGACCAGACCTTGTTTCAGTTATTGGGTTTTGTGGTTCAGGCGGGTCAGAGGTTTGCGACTATTACTGACATGAAAGTTGGTGATGGTAATCAGAACGCTGCGGTAGGTACGACGTTGGCTATGTTGGAGCAGGGTTCGCGAGTAATGAGTGCTGTACATAAGCGGCTTCATTATGCGATGCGGATTGAGTTTAAGTTGCTTGCGCGTGTGATGAGCGAGTTCTTGCCGCAGGAGTATCCGTATACGGTTGAGGGCGGCAATCAGTCGGTGATGGCGTCGGATTTTGATGATCGTGTGGACATTGTTCCTGTTAGTAATCCGAATACGTTTAGTCAGGCGCAGCGGATAGCTTTGGCTCAGACTAAGATGCAGTTGGCGGGAGCGGCACCTGAGTTGCATAATATGCACGAGGTGTATCGTGATATGTATGAGGCGATTGGTGTTACGGATGTTGACCGTTTAATGAAGAAGGTTCCGGACGAGGAGCCACGGCCCTTGGACCCTGCTTCTGAGAATATTAACGCGATGGACATGGTTGAGTTGAATGCGTTTCAGGGTCAGAACCATCAGGCGCATATTATGGCTCACTTGGTGTTTGCATCTAGTCCTATGACGGCGAGTATGCCTCCTGTTGCAATGTCGATACAAAAGCATGTTATGGAGCATGTGAAGTTGCAGGCGGAAGAGCAGGCGATGATGCAGTTACAGCAAGCTGGACCGATGCCCGCGGACCAACAGGAGATGCAGTTGCAGGCTTTAATTGCGCAAGGTGTTGCGCAAGGTATGCAGCAAGTTAAGCAGATGAGCGCACAAGTCTCTGGTCAGGGCCCAGATCCTTTGATAAAGTTGAAGGAGCAGGAGTTGCAGATCAAGTCTCAAGCGGAGCAGGCGGATGCGCAGTTGGATCAGGCAAAATTGCAGCTTGATGCGCAGAACCAGCAGATGCGGGCGCAACAGTTTGATAAGCGGCTCGCGAGCCAAGAGGCTATGACGCAGGCGCGTATTGACAGTGCGATGCAGCGTGAAATTATGAAGCAAAGGGGTCAGTAATGGGGGAATACACCGTTAAGTATGAGATGCGTGAACCTAAATCTCGTAATCCGAAATCGGGATCCGTTTCTTATTCTTCGGCTGTTCCAAGTACTGTTACGGTTAATGCCGCGAACGAATCTGAGGCAAGAAAGAAAGCCGCAAAACACCCTAAAGTAATAAAGGCGCGTGAGCGGGTTAATGCCAGAATCCCAGAAACTGTTCAAAATGCTGGGGGGAAAGCTCGTTTTAAAGTGAACACTGTTACTCGTGGTGGTGGGGGAGGTGCTATGTTAAATTTAAATAGGTTGGCCTCTGGCACAGACATGCCGAAGATGAAAAATCTCAAACGCGGTGGTCCCGTAAGAAAAAAATAGGAGTTTTAAATGGCAAGTGTAAAGATTGTGACGAATACACCGGGTGCGGCTCCCAAGGCCCAGCCTTTCGCTGATATTAAGGATCAAGGGAAGATTCCTTATCGTCAAGCGACCGAAATTCCGACGCCAAACACAGCTAAAGCTAAAGTAACAACGGGGAAGAGGCGAGGCATGGGGGCCGCGTTACGCGGCTCACGTTTCACTAATGCCTAATGCTGTGCGCTCTCACCGCGGTTTTGGTGGGGATGCACGGGGGCGACCTTCATAAGGCGTGTGTATACCGTTGTCCTAGAGACGTTTCGTATTTTTATTATCACTATCCGCGGATAGTGCGGATTCCGTATGATTATCGGTGTCCGCCTTTTGCTAGGGTGGGTGCAAAGGTATGATTGATCCGGTAACAGCTATTGCGGGGGCTACTCAGGCATTTAATCTTGTTCGTAAAATGGTTTACGCGGGCCGGGAACTAGAAGATGTGTCTGGTCAGCTTGGCAAGTGGTATGGTTTTGCTGCGGATCTTGGCAGGGCAGAGCAACAACGCAAGAACCCGCCAATTTTCACTAAACTGTTTGCTTCTGGATCAGTAGAGCAAGAAGCCTTACAGATTATTATTCATCAAAAGAAGCTGGCAGAGCAGGAAAAAGACTTGCAGCAAATGCTGAACAATCGTTTTGGCTATGGCACATGGCGCGAGATGGTGGAGCTACGGCGTAAGATAAAAAAGGAGCGGGAGGAAACTCTGTATCGACAGCAAGAGCGCAAGGCTGCATTCTTTGAAACGCTGCTGTTGATATTACTGTTTTCTATGTTGGCGGCTATTTTAGTCGGCGGCACATGGCTGACTGGTTTAGGCGCAGGATGGTGGTAAAATGGCTGATGGTATTCAGGGCGCAAGCCCGCACATGCCCTTTAATGTCGGTTCTGACATACATGAGCAAACTAGAGCCCGTGAGGCTATTGAAACACATTTAGCGGAGCAACGTGTAGAAAAAGAGCATAGGGCTAATCACAGGCACTTAGAGGGCCTCGCAGAGCAAAGATTGGACTTACAGCAAAGTTATGATAGGTTTGGCCGCAAGACTAATGCGGATAGGCCGCAGGGAACGAAGTTAAACATAGAGGTGTAACATGGCAAATACCTTTGAAAAGATACTGCAATACAAGCTCATGCCGCGTTTTATGATGGTTGTTATGACAATC